GAAATAATTAAAAAGAAAATGGCAAGAAGTAAAGAAGCAGATGAGTTTAATTCTTTTTACGATAGAATTACGAACCTTACAGGCGGTAACGATCAAACAAGTAATCTTCTTTTATTAAAGTTTGCAACAGGTTTAATGTCAGGTAAGACAGCTCAGTCAGGAGTGAGAGGATTTTTAGATGTTGTAGGCCAATCTGGATCTGGTGTTACGGATACAGCTATAGCATTGTTTAGTAAAGAAAAAGATAGAAGAAATGATTTAGCAGTAGCATTTTTAAAAGCAAAAGAAAAACAAAAACCTGCCGGCATACAAGCTGATAAAGAGAGAAGAACAGTGGTGGTAAGAGACCCAAGTCTTCCTTTTGGTGCTAGAACAGTTCAAGTTGGTACTGATAAGAAAACAGGTTTAGATGTTATGTTTGTACCGACTCCAGATGGTTCAGGAACACAAGCTGTTCCAATGAAATATACTGAATATACACCGGTCAAAGTTTCAACCGCTAGATTAGATAAAATGCGTAAACAATTATCTAGTATTGAACAAGGTTATAAATTCACACAAGTAGTTGATTCATTACCAAAAGAAGCATTTGGTTTAACTGCAAAAGGTAAATTAGGTTTTGAAAAAGTAACAGGTGCAGTTGGAGATGCGTTTGAATTAATGGGCATTGGCGATGTAGGGTCTGCAAGTTCTAATGCAGATGCTGAAATAGTAGATTTGATTACTTCAGATAAAATTGATGATGCTGGAAATATTGTATCGAGCACAGAAGCAGAAAGAAAAGAAACAGAAAAAGTAGTAAATCAATATAGAAAAGAAGTAAGATCTATTATGGATGGTGCTAAAACTTCTGACGGTGAATTAGATAATATTACTAGAGCAAGATTAATTGAAGTAAGGATGAAGTACATTCTTGCTAATGCTAATAAAACTGAAGACAGATTAACAAGAGCGGACGTACAAGATGCTGAACAAGCAACTAAGATCATGGGATTATTTACAGGTGAAAAAGAAGTTAGATCTTCTTATAGAAACTTAGCAAAAGATTTAGAAGCACAGTTTTTAAGATTATCTAAAAACTACGTTGAAGCTGGTGGTAATGAGGAGTTCTTATTAAGTTTCGAACAAATGCCATATATTAGAAAAATATATGCAGACAGGGCAAACAATGATTTAAGACAAAATATAGCACAAAACCAAGAACAAATAATTGGAACAATTGAATAATGGCTACATTACAAGAATTACAAAATAGGTTAGATGAAAAAACATTTGACCCCTCTAAGCTTGATGATAACCAAAGAGCTGCAGTTGATTTAGCCTTAGAGTCAGGACAATTAAAAGGATATAAAAACGTAGCTGAAATAGAAAAAGAAAGAAACATAGGTGCTTCACTTATCGCTAAAGAGAAAGAAGCAAAAGCTGATCCCTTTAAAACAGCAACAAAAGGTATTTTTCCATTTACAGGAGAAGGTGTTGAAAGATCTGACTTAGAATTAGTTGGGGATGTAGCAGGTAGTGGAGCTGTTTATATAAAAGACATGCCTAAAATAGTTAGCGCGTTTGCTAGAGATCCTTCTGCTAGTTACAATGCAGATAAATTAAGGGCTGCATCAATTAATTTTGATAAATATGAAAAAGCATTAGGAAGATTACCAGTCATAAGAAATTTTAAAATTCTAGGTAATGTCGCTAGGTCATTTGGAAGAGTAGTAGACGGCTTTAGAACGGTATCAAAAGCACCATCACAATTATTATTAACTGAAGCTAAGTCACAATTAGCAGGTTCAGCAGGAGCTGGTGCGGGTTCAGTATTATATGATATGGCCAATGTAGCAACTGATTTTGAGACAGCAGCCAATAATGATTTAGGTGATGTTTCAGATAATGATGTTAAAAAACTTCCCTACGCTCAACAGGTATTAGTTCATTCAGCTGAAGCTATGCGTAATGCTTTATTTTTTAACTTAGCTGGATCTTCAATGGCTCCCATACTTGGTGCTACACTAAGAGGTACTAAGGGTATTTTAGGTTTAGGTAAAGAATCAAAAGAATTAGCGGAAGCGGCAAGTAAAAGAAATATTAATTTAAGTGCTTCTACAGTAGCACAAACTGAAAAACTTGGAGGAAGAATTGTACAAGGTTTTGAAAAAGTATTTGGAGTATTCCCCTTCGCCAACATCTTTGCTAAGAGACAAAGAGCTGCAGTTGAAAAACAATTATTTGAAAGAATGTTAACTGAAGTAATTACTAAAGCTCCATTAGAACAAGTAGGTATGTTGCAATATCAATTTTTACCTGCAATGCAAAAAAACTTTTTAGATTATAATAGAACTATCCAAACTCAATTTAAAATGGTTGACACTATTGCTGAAGGTATGGGTAACCCAAAGTTTATTCCCACTAAATCAGTAAAACAAGTTGCAGAAGATTTTATGAAAAGATTTGAAGCAACTTTACCTGAACCTTTTTTAGGAAGACAAGCACCTGATTACAACCAAAGAGTTCCAGAATACATGGCAACTAAAATGAAAGAGTCAGGTTTTGATGATTCTTTAATTGACGTTATAAATAAACTTAGAGGTATAGACGATCAAATAAGTCCGACTGAATACCAAGGCTTGATGAGAACATTAACTGCTAACTTAGCTGTAACAAGAATGAGAGACCCATCCCAAATAGCCTATTCTTTAAGAACAGCGTTCAAAGAAGATTTTAATAAAGTTGCTAATACAGATAACATTCAAGGTTATTTAGCAAGTGCAAACTTTAAACAACAGTACGACGATTTACTAAACTCAACAGGTAAAGAGGCGGCTGATCAATATGCAGAAAAAGTAACTAAAGGTATGGCTGACTTTGGTGAACAATTAGAATCAGCTAACAGATATTTTAGTACAATTGTTGGTGCTTTTAACAAGCCTACCGCAAGAAAGATAGCTAACACCTCTGCAAACATATTTTCTGTCAAAGGTATGTTAAATAATTTACCAGTAAAAGTAACAGGTGACCAAATGTGGAACAAAGTTTTAAGTCAAGAGTTTGCTAAAGGATCTGCAGATGGTATTAAAGAGCTTAGATATTTATTTGGCGTGAATAATCCTAATTTCAAAGAAGGTGCAGAACTTTTTAATAGATCAAGATCTAGATATATATGGGATGCTTTTTTAAAATCTTTTGAAAAACAACCTGATCTTGCGGGTAAAACTGTTGCAGACAGATTGGCGGATGCTGAAAGAGTTGGAGCAGTAAACTATAAAAACTTTGATGAAATATTTGATGCAGCAGGTACAAAAGAATTAGAACAAGTTACAAGAGTAGATCCTGTGATTGCACAAAGATATAAAATAGGTGAAGTAGACGCAAGAGATATTATGATTAAAGCTGGAGAAGCAGGTAACTTTAACATTAAAAAATTTAGAGAAGCTCTTGGTTATACCGATGAAGCAAGTAAAGAAGCATCAATGGCCAAATGGACTGAAATGTTTGGAGGTGGTACTCAAGGTAAAGCCGCCGCTAATGATTTAAGACAAATGATTGATATTTTAGACAAAGAATACGGTAAATTAATTTCTGACTCACAACAATTTATTATGAGAAGAATTATTCTATCTGGTGGTGCGGCTGGAGCAGCAGGAGCTTTTGTTGCAGGTGGTGGAACACTAGCCGCGGCAATTCCTTTTGCAATGCTTTTGGGTGCTGGTGGTTATATGTTATCAAGTCCACAAGCATTAAAAAGATTATTAGATGTATACACAGACATAGAGAGATTCGATAAAATGGGTAAAACAATGAATCCAGCTAACATGCCTAAGTCTATGTTTAGATTATTAAACTGGGCTGCGGATGAGGATAAAGATTTTCCTGATGTGGATCCTAAAAAAATTAACTTTGAAGAGGTAACTGATTATCTAATAAATAAAAATATCAAGGTACCAGCTTTCGGTTTTAGTACAAAAGCTATTGATCCTAGGTTAAGAAAAGATTTGTTTCCTGAGTTAAGTGTAATAGATAAGAGTTCACAATCTGAAGATATAGCTGGAGTAAACTTTTTAGATGGTGCTGACAAAGGTGGACAGGAAGCTAACGCAATTGTTAACTATATGCCTACCAACTTAAACCAACAACCACCAGCATATCAAGGTTTAGTAGATCCAAAATACACACAGCCAATTCAACCTGTTCAAAATATGCAACCTGTGAATTCACAACAGTTTAAAAGTTTATTTCCAAACGATCCGTTAGGACAAGCTTTAGCTGAAAGAGGACAACAATAATGGCTAAAAAAAGATCTGCAATAGATAGAATAGATAACCACGAAAAGATTTGTAGATTAATGCAAAAACAAACATTTGATCGAATAGATAGAATGGATGTCAGGATAGCAAGAATGGAAAAATGGATAATTGGTGGCTGTGTCGCTGTAGTTTTAGCTGTACTTTCTAATCATATGTAGTATTAAGTTCGGATGAAAATAATCCGAGAAGAATCAAAATTCACAATTACAGACTATAAATGGGATAACAAATACTCCTATGGTAATTATTTTCGAGACGATGACCACGGACCACGAACCTACAAGGTAGGGGAGAAAAAGGTACCCTCGGTCACAACTATTTTATCAGCTACACAAAGCCCAGAAAAGAAAGCATCTTTGGACGCCTGGAGAGAAAGAGTTGGATATCAAGAAGCGCAACGAATCATGAACCAAGCAGCCACTAGAGGTACAGAAATGCATTATGTATTAGAAAATTACATAAACGGCGTAGGATACTTCAATTTATCAAAAGACGGTGCTCAGGCCAGATTAATGGCTCATAGGGTCATAGAGGACGGCTTAGGCCCTTTAACGACTATATATGGTAGTGAAGTAAACCTAGCATATGAGGATCAATGGGCTGGATCTACAGATTTAGTAGGGGTATTTGAGGATAAACCTACAATAATAGATTTTAAACAATCTAATAAACCTAAAAGAGAAGAGTGGATTGAAGATTATTACTATCAAATTGCAGCATATAGTTTAGCACATAAAAAGCAACATGGCGAGATCTTGCAAGGGTTCATTGCTATCTGTACTAAAGATTTTTTATTCCAAGGTTTTAAAATGGATCAGTCTAAATTATCTGAATATGAGGATAAATGGTTTAAAAAAGTTGAACAGTATTACTCTACTTTATCCACTTCTTAACTTCTTCACCAAGAGTTTGTGCTGACAGCTTCATCTTTTTATCTAAAGCAGTAACTATAAATTCATCAATAGTATTTTCTGCCATAAGGTCAATGTAAGTTACATTTTCTTCTTGTCCGATTCTGTGTGCTCTGTCTTCTGATTGTTCACGTACTTCCAGATTGTACGAATTAGAGAAGTAAACGACATAGCTAGCAGCTGTAAGAGTAAGACCGTAGCCACCGGTGGAAGGATTACCAATAAAATAACGGCAGCTATCATCATCTTGAAACCTTCTAACTGCTTCTTGGCGATCAGTTGTTGACACTTCTCCAAAAATTGAAACCACAGATTTATCACCGTATTTCTCCTTCAGTTTACTAATAAGCGTTTTTATGTTTTGTACATAATTGGCCCATATTATAAACTTTCCTTCAGACTCTTCCAATATCCCCATCAATTCTTTTATCTTAGGACAATCATCAAAAACCTGCACTGTTCCATCATCAGAAGTAACAAATCCATTTGCTACCTGGTGTAATCTTAGTATTTCTGTAAGCTTATTCTGGAAACTTACTTCATCTCGATTAATGGTAGCGTAGGCAAATTTCTTTAATCTATTGTAAACTTCTGCTTGTTTTATAGTTAGCTGTACTCTTCGAGTTGTGTACAATTTATCGGGTAAATCTAAGCAATCTTTCTTTTTTACTCTGTAAGAAAAGGTTTGTAACTTGTCAGTTAACTCCTCAAGATTAGTATAGTATTTTGGAAATAACATCTGTTTACCACCCATCTCAATCTGTTGCATTACTGCATATCTAGCTCTAAAAGTAAAAAAAGATGTAAAGCCTAAAAGATCTGGACTTAGAAATTCACATTGTGTATATAGATCTAATGGAGATTTTGTTATTGGTGATCCCGTTAGTATACGTTTGTACGCTACTAGCTTCCCTAATTTACAAATGTTTCGTGTTCGTTTTGCTGATCGGTTTTTTATTGTGGTGGATTCATCTAGAATCCACATCATCTTCTGACCATGATACTTAATCAACTCTGAAATTGTTTTTACACCACTCTTATGACTAAGAGCTTCTACATTTATTAGATGCCAAATAATTTCACCCTTACCATAAACATTTTTATCTTTGTGCACATGTATTTCAGATGAACAATTTGAGTGAACTTGTATTTCTTTTATCCAATTACGATAAACTGAATTTGGTGCAACAACCAGAACGTGAGTAACGGCACCGATAGTATAAAGATAATTTGCATTATCAATTGCAACTTTTGTTTTACCTGTACCCATCTCCATAAAATAAGCATAAGCTCCCCACTTAGCACCTTTTTGTAAAGCTGTTCTTTGATGATCGAAGGGTTTAGTTTTGTATTCAAATTTCATTTGTCCCATGAATATATTTTTTTCTTGACGATGTCAAATTATTAGATTACATGGCATCAAGGAGGTCACTATGGACTTAGAACAAATGTCGAAGAATATTACTCTCGACACAACAGCGATGGAAGATATTGCCACTGCCTGTAATAAGTTATTGGACATTCAGAAAGAAGTATCAGCGTTAGAAGATCAATTAAAAAAGAAAAAAGAACAAGAGCTGAAACTTTCTGAACAAGACATACCAAACTTAATGCAGAAAGCTGGTGCAGCTTCTATCAAACTTACCGACGGTACAGCAGTTGAGATCAAACCATATTATGGTGCGAGAATACCTGCGTCTCGAACGGAAGAAGCTTTTGATTGGCTTCGTGAAAATAATTTTGCGGATCTAATTAAAAACAATGTAACATTAACCTTTGGTCGTAATGAAGACAACATGGCGAAATCTCTAGTTGACGATTTACGAAATAAAGGGCATAATGTTAAACAAGCCGAAAAGGTAGAACCGATGACTCTTAAAGCTTTCGTAAGGGAGCAAATAGAAAAAGGGAAAGACGTTCCTGCCGATTTATTCGGTGTTTATGTAGCAACACGCACAAAGTTAACAACGAAGGGGTAACATGCAACAAGCAAAAGATGCAGCTAATAATGTAGCTGTGAAAAAAGAAGCGGGTGTTCCAACGCAATTTAATTTGGAAGAGTTAGCAGGACAAGGACAGGAGTTCGTAACTGCAAGGGATACTAAACTCCCTATCTTAAAAATCCTTTATAGCAATTCACCTGTACTTGACGATTCAGATGGCAAGTATATTGAGTCTGCTAAACAAGGAGACATTTACAACGAAACATCTGGAAACCTTTTTAAAGGTAAAGAAGGATTAATAGTTGTACCATGTTTATATATAAACACGTTTAATGAGTGGAAAGACAGAGGCGATAGTCCTGGAAGACCAGTTGGTATCCACATGGATCCAGCAATCATGTCGAAAACAAATAGAGGTGATGACGGTAAAGACAGACTAGAGAATGGAAACTATGTAGAAGATACAGGTAACCATTTTGTTTATGTCTTAGATAAAGATTATGCACCAGTTGAGACTGCGCTAATCTCTATGAAATCTACTCAGAAGAAAAAGAGTAAGACTTGGAATTCTATGATGCAGAGTCGTAGAATGAAGGGTAAGAAAGGTTTCTTTACTCCACCGTCTTGGGCTACAGCCTATAGACTAAAGACCACTAAAGAAAGTAACTCACAGAACTCTTGGTACGGTTGGGTCGTCGAATTTGATAGATATCTAGATGATCCAAGTTTGTCGGGTACATTAGAGTCGACAAAGGCGTTTTATGAGTCCGCTAAGAAAAGCGATATCTTTGGTAAGGTTGACTTCGGTAAGGAAGGATCTGCTGATGCTAAGCAGGTTCAAGATCAAAGTACACCGTTCTAATGCAAAAAGAGCTACTTCAATTATTTGAAGGAGACTCTTCCCAATACTTGTCCATCTCTCTGACGGGAGAGATGGATGAGAGGGGCAAGAGAAAAGCTTCTTACCTCACGATACACGAACCAGTCACAGAAGAATTGTGGAAGGGTCATGTTGAGGGTAAACAACAAATAGGTATAAGACCAGAGAATGGCGACAAGCTTATATGGTCTTGTATAGATATCGATCCAGCTAACTATAAAGAATATACATCAAAAAAATATGTAGACATAATAAGAGATTTTGAATTACCATTAGTGCCTGTAAAGTCTAAGTCAGGCGGATTACATTTATTTATTTTTTTCAGTGATTGGGCTGATAAACAAAAAGTTAAAGATAAGTTAGAAGAGATTAATAAAGAGTATTTTTTATCTAAGGAAGTATTTCCATTAAACAAAGGTGTAGGTATGCCATACTTCAATGCAAATGCTGCGGTAGAGTATGCATTTGATGATACCAATACACCACTGATGCTTGGTGGTTTTTTAGAACTTGCAGAAAAGAAAAAATTAAAACCAGAAACTTTTTATAAGTATAAAGTTACTGAGTACAATGCCGAAACTGATTGGAGAGATTATCCACCATGTGTCCAAAAAGTAATACAAGAAGGTTGGACGGGTGACAGGAACAATATGCTGTTTAATGTTTGTGTCACTGAAATGAAAAAAGCTGAAGGTAATCTAACTGTTAAACAACTGAAAGACGTTGCTTGGGAAAGACAGAAGACAATCTTTGCAACACATCCTAAGGGACCATTGAAAAGAAATGAAAGTGATGGCACTGCTCAGTCTGTGCACAATAAAGGTTACGAATATTTCTGTCCACCAAAGCATAACTTTGTTGCATCTATTTGTGATAAGGAAACTTGTAAGCTTAGAAAACTTGGTATCGGTGTCCAGGCGCCAGATATTAAAAATGAGTTCACTAACTTAACCTACACTGAAGATTCAAAAGGTATTATATATGAATGTGATTTTAGAGATAGACACGTTACATTTAAACCAGAAGATACTAAAGATGAAAAATCTTGGAGAGTTTGTTTAGCTAAATACAGAATATTTTGGTTAACATTACCAAAGCCCAAAAAAGGACCAAGTCCATTTGAGTTATTGATGAAACATTTATTAGAGTCAGCAACAGAGAATACTTCATTCAAATATGAAGATACCAAAGAGGAAGAGAAATACAATACCCTTAAAATATTCTTTGAAAGCACGATTGAACAGGATGACTTTACCAAACTTAAAGATGGTTACACAGTATTAGATAGTAAAGATAACATTTGTTACTTTAAACGTGGTACTTTGGCTGAATTTTTAGAAAAAAGAAAGACACCGTTTAAAAGTGTTAATGCAGCTGTAAAGTTGTTAGAATGTAAGAAGCATGATTTCTTTGAGGGTGAACGTAATGTATGGTATGTAGAAATGCCTGAGTTTGTTAACCACCAGAAGATAAAACCAAAAAACCAACAAGCAGAACTTAGTGAGATGGATGATGAGTACCACAGCAAATTTAGGGCTCCAGAAACAAAAACAGATACACCACAAAACAATTAAGATCTTTGGTCCACCGGGTACAGGTAAGACTTGGACTTTGATTGAGAGAGTTGTTAAAAGATATTTAAAACAAGGTGTGGATCCTGAAAGGATTGCGTTTATATCATTTACTAATAAAGCTGTTGATACAGCTAAGGTGAGAGCCTTAGAAGCTTTTCCTCACCTGGACAGTAAATCATTTTCAAGGTTTAGAACTTTACACTCATACTGCAGAAGATATTTTGAAGAAGAAATATTTGATACTAAAGACTGTATGATTGATTACGCTTTGACTAATAACTTTGTTAAGAGATCTGACAATAGATTGTCACAAGATAACTTTACTTACTCTGACTGGTCGCTAGGTATTTATGATAAAGCTAGAAATTTATTAGAAGATCCTGTTTTAGTTTACAAAAGAGAATCACAGAAGAAAGATAACTTAGATGTGTATACTAGAAAGATTAGTACTTACGAACATTACAAAACTTCAGGAGGAGAAAGATCTTTTTTAGACTTTACTGATATGATTGAAAGAGCTTTGCATGAGGTAGAGTTTCCGCAGCTCGATGTTTTAATCTTAGATGAAGCTCAAGATTTTACTCCATTGCAGTGGTCATTAATTTATAAGATGTCTGACAATGTAAAAAGAATTTACCTAGCTGGAGATGATGACCAGGCGATCTATCAATGGAATGGTGCAGACACAAAATACTTTACCAAATTCTTTCCAGGGCGAAAGGTAGTATTAAGAAAGACTAGAAGATTTGGCCAAGCAATTCATCAGTTCTCACAGATAGTTCGAAAAGGAATATTAGATAGTGTTGATAAAACATTTGAACCATTAGTCAAAGAAGGTTTAGTAAAAAGATATTTAAGTTTTAAGGAGATACCATTCGAGAAAGATAAAGGTAAATGGTTTTTACTTGGACGGATACATACAACAGTTAATGAATTAAAAGCATTAGCTAAAGATGCAGGCATATATTTTGCAGATAACAAAGGCCAAAAGTCTTTTGATATGAATCAATGGCAAGCTATCAAAGCCTGGACAACTATATCAAACGGTAAAGAGATAATGAAAAAAGAAGCTGAGGCCATGTTTAAATACATAAGAGAGGTAACTGATTCAGATTATAGAACTTCTAAGTTTTGGTCTAGGGAACCAGATTATAAGCGTTATGATTTTACTACACTTAAAGAATGGTGTGGGTTAGATCTCCCTGACGAAGCACAAAAGAAAGCTTGGTGGTGGATCCTAAGACGTAACTTTAAACCAAGACAGGTAATTTATTTTTTAAGATTATTGAAAAGATATAAACAATCTAAGTTAGATGAGCCACCAAATGTAATTATAGATACTATACATTCGGTGAAAGGAGATGAAGCTAACCATGTATTATTATATTGAAAAGCTAATTGGCCATCTAGCTCCAGACATAATGATAAAGATGAAAAATCAAATGAAAAGAAAGTTTGGTATACAGGAGTAACAAGAGCAAGAGATAGTTTACATTTATTAAGCACAGATTATAAATACCATTATCCAATTGGTGAAGATTATTTAGTATACGTACAGGGGAACAAATGAATCATTTAGATTTATTTAGTGGTATTGGTGGTTTTAGTTTAGGTTTAGAAAAGGTAGGTTTTAAAACAATAGCCTTTTGTGAAAGAGAAGAATATTGCAGAATGTTGCTGCAAAAACATTGGAAAGGAGTTAAGATATATAATGATATTAAAAAATTGGAAGGGAAAGACATCAAAGAACCCATCGACATCCTCACAGGTGGTTTCCCCTGCCAGCCGTACAGTGTTGCAGGAAAACAAAAAGGAACTAATGACGACCGATATCTCTGGCCAGAAATGTTTAGAGTCATTAAAGAAGTCAAACCCACCTTCATTATTGCAGAAAATGTGCGAGGACTTATTAACATCCAAGACGGCATGGTCTTCGAAACAGTGTGCTTTGACTTGGAAAGTGAAGGCTTCGAAATCCAAACGTTTATTATTCCAGCTGCAGGCGTCGGCGCTCCACACAAAAGGGAGAGAGTCTACATTGTGGGCTACTCCAAACACAATGGATCACTTACCTCCAAGATCAAAAGAGGGAACAATAAAATTAATGACAGGACAGAGGAAGGGGAGAACACGACCCTCGAACCTGAGAGAACAAGTAGATCCAGAGACGATGTTGCTTTGGAGAACTCCAGACGCGAATTGCATGAGAGGTCCAGCGTCAGAGAAAAGAATGAAGATGAAAATAGAAAAGAAATTACCGATCAGCATCAACGATCAAGTAGCACATCGTGGAGATCGTGGGAGTTTGAACCCGATGTGGGTAGAGTGGCTAATGGGGTACCCGGCAGGGCACACAGACTTAGGGGATTGGGCAATGCTATCATCCCCAAAATCGCGGAAGAAATAGGAAGGTCAATATGGAAAATAACAAAGAACCAAAACTAAGAATACTTAGCCTTGGAGCAGGCGTACAGAGCTCTACAATGGCCTTGATGGCTGATGCTGGAGAGTTTGGTGTAAAACCAGATGCAGCAGTATTTGCTGATACGGGTTGGGAACCTGAACCAGTAATAAAACATCTTGAATACCTTAGAAGCGTTCTAAGTTACCCTGTACACATTGTTAAGAAAGGTAATATTCAAGATGACATCCTCACGGCTCTCGCACCAGGCGGTAACCAATTTGCTTCTGCACCCTTTTATACTTTAAATGATAAAGGCAAGAAAGGTATGGGTCGTAGACAGTGCACGAGAGAATATAAGATAACTCCAATTGCAAAAAAGATTAGAGAACTATGTGGACTTAAACCAAGACAGAGATTTCCAAAAACTGAACATATAGAAGTATGGGTTGGTATATCAACTGATGAAGTCATGCGTATGAAACCATCAAGATTTTGGTGGCAGAAAAATGTATGGCCACTTATAGATAAAAAAATGTCTAGAGAGGATTGTCTTAAATGGTACGAAGGCAAAGGATTTAAAATACCAGTCAAGAGCGCTTGCATTGGATGTCCTTTTCATGATGACAACTTCTGGATAGATATGAGAAATAACAGACCAAAAGAATTTGCATCTGCTGTAGAATTTGATAAAAAGATGCGTATGCATAACCCTAAAGTAAAAAACTTTGTACATAGACAATGTGTACCTTTAGATGAAGTAAAATTTAAAAACGATGAAGGGCCAGATCTCTTTAATCAAGAGTGCGAGGGCCTATGTGGAGTTTAGATGTCAGATAAAGATATGTTCGATAAAGTTTTTCCACAAGATAAGCAGATAGGCGGGAATCATTATAAAGAATTTCACATACAACCTTATGAGTTTATAAGTAAGAATAACTTATCGTTCTTCCAGGGTAACGTTATTAAGTATGTTTGTAGGTACCTTAATAAAAATGGTATCGAAGATCTAGATAAAATTATTCATTACTGTGAATTAGAGAAAAAGAAAATGAAAGACATGGATGGCAAATATAATAAGAAAAGAAATAAAAGTAGCAAAGCATAACTTCACATTAGAGGTTTACCCTATGTTAGTTGATTGGGAAATATTTGCGCACGATTATGATGGTTGCTTGTATGCGCTAGAGCACAAAGAAAAACTAAACACAATTATAAAAGATAAACACATATACGAACCAAGGAAAAAATGACAGGTTTACAATTTACATTTAATTTTAAAAAACATATTTGGTCTTGCCCGTCAGAGTATAAAGATCTATCAGGTTATGATGAGATCGCAATTGATTTAGAGACAAGAGATGATGGTATTAACAATAAGTTAGGTGCAGGTTGGGCAACTGGTAATGGTTATGTAATTGGTTTTGCTGTAGCTGTAGAAGGTTGGCAAGGTTATTTTCCTTTTAAACATTTTGGTGGTGGTAATATGATTGAGCCACAAGTTATTCAGTACATGAAAGATGTATGTAAGTTACCTGCAAGAAAAATATTTCATAATGCACAGTATGATGTCGGATGGTTAAGACACATGGGTATCAAAATTGAAGGTGAGATAGTAGATACAATGATTACTGCTGCTGTGATTGATGAGAACAGATGGTCTTATAGTTTAAATGCATTAGCTAAAGATTATCTTGGTGAGCTAAAGTCCGAAAACGATTTAAAAGAAGCTGCAAAGGATCATGGTATTGATCCCAAAGCTGAGATGTGGAAGTTACCTGCAGAACATGTTGGATTCTATGCGGAACAAGATGCACGGCTCACGTACCTATTATGGCAAAGATTTAAACCAGAATTATATAATCAAAACCTTGAAACTGTATGGAATTTAGAAACTAAACTACTTCCTGTATTAATAGAAATGAGGGAGAAAGGTGTTCGAGTTGATGTTGATAAAGCACATCAACTAAAAAAAGATTTCCAGGCTCAGGAAAAACAATTTTTACAAAAAATAAAACAGCTAGTAGGAAAAGACATAGACATATGGGCAGCACGACAAATAGCAGAAGCCTACGATAAACTAGGCATAGATTATCCACGTACTGACAAAACTCATGAGCCATCTTTTACATCCAATTGGTTAGCTAATTCGAAACACGAAATCAGTAAATTTATAGCACAGGCTAGAGAGATCAACAAGTTTCATGGTACATTCCTAGATTCAATTTTAAGATACGAACACAATGGGAGAATACATGGCGAGATCAATCAGCTTAGGTCTGACAGTGGTGGGACTGTTAGCGGCCGTTTGTCTATGGCTAATCCTAATCTTCAACAGCTACCAGCACGTAACAAAGATTTTGGACCAAAAATTCGAGGTCTCTTCTTACCGGAAGCAGGATGTAGATGGGGTAGTTTTGACTACAGTCAGCAAGAACCACGAATGGTAGTTCATTACGCAGCCTCTATAGGCGACGGATACGAAGGTTCTAACGAACTTGTAGAGGCATATTCTAATTCTGAAACAGACTTTCATCAAACCGTAGCTGATTTAGCAGGCATTGAAAGGAAACAAGCAAAGACAATAGGACTAGGATTAATGTATGGAATGGGAAAGAATAAGTTGGCCAATTCTCTAGGACTATCAACAGAAGAAGCATCAGCGCTAATAGCAAAATATAATAGAAAGGTTCCATTTGTAAAACTATTATCTGATAGATGTATGAAAAAAGCAAAC